ACTCAAATCACAAGTCTTCCTGATAACCTGACAGTCGGAGGTTATCTCGACCTCAGAGGTACTCAAATCACGAATACAAGTAATATAAACAAAGAAATACCACAAATATTTCAATGGAGAAATTTTGAATACATCAAAATTGACGGAATATTTTCTAAGGTTGTATCCCATCATGGAAATGTTTATAAAATTCGTCAAATAGGAGAATTTAAAGAAAGGTTCGTTGTTACCGATGGATCTGGCAAATGGTCACATGGAGATACTATTAAAGAGGCTAAAGATGATTTGATTTACAAAATATCCAATCGCGATAAATCAAAATATAAATCTCTTACATTAGATAGCGAATTAACATTCGAAGAATCAATAGAGTGTTATCGCGTAATAACAGGAGCTTGCTCTGCTGGGACTAAGATGTTTGTAAAAGAAAAACTTAATATAAAAAAAGACAAATATACCATCCGAGAAATAATTAATATCACCGATGGACAATACGGAAGTCATGAGTTTAAAAATTTTTTCGAGAATAACTAAAAATAAAAACAACTGGACCTCCCTGCGATTCTGAGGTGTAAATCTAGTCTCAGGCCGGCAACCGCAAATCTTGACAGTGGTAGACCTTGACATTTGCAATGGTTCGGCAGACAGAAACACGGTAGGAATTGCAGAAGGGACAACAGGGCATATAGTTTAACGGGAGAACATCACCGCACGGTGAAGAATGGGGTTCGACTCCTCAATGTCCACACATTTTTAAATCATTTGAATTATGCCTATATTAAAGAAAACAGACGTAAGACCGTTAAGACCCATTATTATGGTTATTTACGGCACTCCGGGAACCGGTAAAACATCAGCGGCCAACACATCCGACAATCCTTTATTGATTGATTGTGACAGGGGCTTTGACCGAGCATCTAATCAAGTTGACACGTTGACTGCTCAAACATGGGAAGACGTTCTAGCAGAAGAACAAACGATGAAAGGTTACAAAACTATAATTGTTGACACTGCTAAGTCTATGCTTGATGACTTTTTAACTGTATATGGCGTAAAGCAGGACTATAAACTAGCCAAAAACAAACTGAAGCTATTTGGTTATATCGCAGACGAGTTCAAGAGTTTTGTAAACCGTAGACGAGCAGACAATTCCGATATTATCTTCGTATGCCACGACAAAGAGACATCCGAAGGAGATGTAATTCGTCATTCTCCTGATTGCACAGGACAATCTAAAGATTTATTGTTAAGAATAGCTGATCAGGTTGGCTTTATAACCATGGTAAATGGTAAACGAACTATTTGCTTTGACCCAACTGATACAACTGTCGGTAAAAACGTTGCTCAAATACCGGCAACAACTATTCCAGATTGTAGCTCTCCTGAATTTTCAACATTTATGACTGATATCGTTAATAAGGTAAAAGTATCCATACAAAGTAAGACGGAAGAACAACGTAAAGCAATGGAAGCACTGGAAGAAGCAAATATTGCTTTAGAAGCTGTTGTAACTGTAGATGATGCCAATCGAATGATAGAAATCAAGCAATCTCTTGACAAGGCCTTCGAAAAACATTTCAAAGCAAGAATGGTACAAGTATTGGATGAAAAGGGATTCATCTTTGATAAGACAACCGGCAAATTTATCTCTAAAAAATGAAAAAAAAGCTAGTTAGGGTAACACAGTTAGAAAAGTTCAGACGTTTTATTTCCGACCATTCCGATTATGACACCGAGCAATCGGTCATAGATACACTTACTGGTCTATTTAAAGGCAATGAATATACCAGAATAGGAACCGCCTTTCACAGAATAGTGGAAGGCGATACTTCTGGATGTAAAAAGTTAATAAAAACGGATACTGAATTACCGGGACGTGAGTTTGATATAGATGGTTATTCGGTAAAAATGGACTTGAATCAATGTAAAATAGCCCTTGCCTATAAAGATGGTTTTCCGAACGCATTCCACGAAATCCGGGAATATATGGATTTTGGGAATATGATAGTAACAGGTTGCGCAGATATCATAAATGGCTTTGAACTTAGAGACATAAAGACTAAATATTCTACAATAAAAGATCAGGACTACACGGATAGTTGCCAATGGCGCTTTTACATGCAACTATTTGGTGTAGATATATTTCATTTTGACCTTTTTCAATTTGTTGGATATGACAAAGATAAGCATGGATATGACGTAAGAGGCTTAGAGCTCAAACCCCATGAACCGGCTATCACATGTTATTGGTATAATCAATTAGAAGAAGATAACCGATATTTACTTCGTGAGTTTATAAAATGGGCAACATTTCGCAATCTTATTTCGAATCTACCCGAATATGAATTATAAAATTAAATCAAATGAGCAAATCAATAAATCAAGTACTCCTTGCAGGAAACGTTGGTAAGGAACCCGAAGTTAAAACGCTGGATGGAGGCATTAAGGTTGCAACCTTTTCTCTTGCTACATCTACTGGAGGATACAAAAAACAAGACGGCAGAGAAATACCTGAAAAAACTCAATGGCATAACATTGTAGCTTGGAGAGGCTTAGCAGAAATAGCCGAAAAGTATGTCCATAAAGGCGACAAAATAATTATCATGGGAACCCTCCAATACAGGGAATACGAGAAGGACGACATCAAACGATATGTTACCGACATTCTAGCATACGACTTAATGCTATCGGGTAAAGGAGAGAGTTCAAATTATAAACCACCATTAACAGCAGAGGACGCACCTTCACAGGCTGATTTTCCACCAATTGGGGCAGCAGATGATCTTCCCTTTTGATATATGATATTCAATACATATAACACCTTTGATCGTAAAAGAGCAGAGGTGTATTTTGAAAAACTTATATCATCCGGTAAAATAATCGAATTGTCCGAAAAGAAAAAGGCTAGAACTTTAAACCAAAATGCTCTTTTTCATTTGTGGGTACAAGTTATAGCATATCACGTCGGATATACCTCTATAGAAAACTGTAAAAGAGACATAAAAAGGGCTCTATTAGGTACAAAAGAGGAAGCAAGCCGGATAACCGGAGAGATACAGCAAGTCGATTACAAGACTTCTGAAATGAGTTCTTCTGAATTATCATCATTTATGGATAAAATGAAGATTTGGGCACAATCAGAGTTAGGGTGTTATCTTCCTTACTTCGGTGATCCCGGATATGAAGAAATGGTAAAAGAATACAGATACAAATGAAAGACAATTCACCACCTCAATACCTTCTTTCCTCGCTTATTCGCTATGCCAGAGTAGCTGCCGATCATTTTGATCCTGCCGGAAAGAAACCAAAGGTGGTGGATTCTGTCAGGTTACTAAAGAAGGATTTAAAGAAATTGGAAAAGTATATTAACAAATAAATATCAAGATTATGCACAGTTGGTTTTTATCAGGTGTCAAATATGAAAAAACACTTGAAAGTGGGATGCAGAAGAAAGTAGTTGAATACTACTTAGTAGACGCTCTTTCTTTTACGGAATGCGAGGCTAGAACAATTGAAGAAATTAAGCCTTTTGTGTCTGGTGAGTTTCAAATAGTTTCAATTAAGAAAGAAAATCTATCCGAAATATTCTTTAATGAGAATGGAGATCGATTTTATAAAGCTAAAGTAAACTTTATCACCCTTGACGAAAAATCTGGGGCAGAAAAGAAAACAGCTGCATATATGCTAATGCAGGCTAGCAACATAGAAGAAGCTAAAAATGTCCTTACCGAAGGCATGAAAGGAACATTAGCTGATTATGTCATTGAAAGTATAAAGGAGACAAAGATAATGGACGTATATCCATTTACTTCTAATTAATTATTGTTTGACAGCCGGGAAAGACCGGCAAATGGAAAGTTATAGTCATAGGGTGCTAAGACCAAATGAATGGAAATTACAAGTGATCATAGTAATGGAAGTCATCGAGACCGTGCTGAGAGTAGTTGAGTGAGTAGGTAAACCGTGGGATAGCCAAAACCACGTATGAAAGTCGGAAATCAGACGATACTCGTGCAGGTTCGACTCCTGCACTTTCCACTATCAAAAAAACAAACCATTATGATTAAAAGAGACAGAGTAATAGGAATAGACCCTGATTGTGACAAATCAGGAGTTACAGAACTACATGTTAAGTCAAGATGTTTAAACGTGACAAATCTCTCGTTTCCTATCCTTGTTGACTACTTAAAGATGCTGAAAGAAGATTTTGTTGATCGGCAAAAAGAATCGGTTATAGTAGTTGTTGAAGCTGGCTGGATGAATGAAAGCAACTGGCACGCTACACGCTCTTCTCCTGCTGCCGCTGCTAAGATAGGTCAAAACACTGGTCGAAACCACGAGGTAGCTCGTAAGATAGCAGAAATGGCAAGGCATATAGGACTTGAAGTTGACGAAATTAAACCTCTTAAAAAATGCTGGAAAGGCAAAGACGGGAAGATTACTCAGGAAGAGTTGTCTAAGATTGTTGGAGGATTAGATAAAAGGTTAAATCAGGATGCCCGGGATTCCTGCATCCTCTCATGGGTCTATGCAGGATTACCAATAAAATTATAATATGGCAAAGAAAGAAATAATTCAAGCAAAATGCAAAGATTGCATACACTCCTCTCCCTTCTCCGAGCTTGTTATTACCTGCTCTGAGAAAAAGATGAATTTAGTTGGCAATTCAACAAGGATATGCCATTTGTTTAAAAAGAAATAATCATTAATAAGTCATGAAAACATATCAATTTGAAGAAATAACTTTCTGGTTGTCATTTATTGCCTATCTACTATGTAGAATAGCAGAAGTATCAGACTTGGTGACTAAAGGACTAATGTTTATTGTTATTTCCTTTGGCATATCCGCTGTTTATTTTGCTTTTAAAGAGGTTAAAAAACGAAAATAATATGGATACCCCTACTCTATCTATAAAACACATTGATATAAGCAACTTTCAATATACCATATTGGAACGTGATATGTATCAATGCGAAAGATGTTTGTCTACGGTGATGGATGGTGCGCCAATAAGGCCATATCTCAAAATAGACGGCATGAACAAAGATGATCCAAACAATTATTTCTGCTCATGCCCGGATTGCGTAGATGTTTTAAAATGGATTTATAAAAATAAGAACAATGGCTAGAATAAGGTCTATAAAACCCGAATTTTGGGAAGATGAAAAAATAGGTAGTTTGCCTATTCCTTGTCGATTATTTTATATAGGCCTCTGGAACCTTGCCGATGATCAAGGTGTGTTTCGCGCAAATTCCTCAATATTGAAATCTCGAATTTTCCCATACGATGAAAATTTAAGGGTATCTGAAATTTCAAAATGGCTTGATGCTCTGGTAAAAGCCCAAATGATAATACCTATTAGTTATAAGAACGAAAGCTATTATATAATTCGCACTTTTCGTGACCATCAAAAATTTGACCCAAGATATCCTAACAATTTGATTCCTAAAGAAATAACAGATAATATACTGAATAATGAAAGTGGACACATAGATAACCCATCGTGTACCCATCGTGTACCCGTCGTGCACCCACCACGGGAAAGGGAAGGGGAAGAGGGATATATAGAATCTAAAGATTCTCTTGACGAATATTCTTTTGAGGCGGTATGGGAAATGTATGAAAAGAAGGGGACGTCCAAGGTAGCTCGTAGTAGGTGGGATAAATTGCCAAAGATAAAAAAACAATTGGCATTAAAGCATATTCCCCTGTATGTTCAGGCTACCCCAGAAAAAAAATACCGGAAAAACTTTGAAACATACATCAACCAAGAGGCATGGAATGATGAAATATTTACTTTCGATCAAAATCAGAGCAGTGACCTAGGCGAAGGAGTATGGGTTGAAAATGGGAAGAAATACTATGGGGACAAAAATAATCCTATAGAAATTCCTATGTCGGCACCTAAACGCCCCAGCAAACAATATGCTTATGATCGAGAAAAAAATAATTGGACGATATTATGACTTGGGAAGAATTGAATATCAAAATACCATATGGTAGGACTTCTGGGAAAATCAAGACATTTTGCCCTGCTTGTCATAACAAGAGAAACAACAAGGCGGATAAATCATTGTCTGTAAACTTGGACGAAGGCTTATATAAATGCCATTATTGTGGTTATTCCGGCTGTATAAAAGAATTCCCTAAGAAAATCAAGAAAGAATACGTTCGTCCCATATGGAAGAATGAGACTAAATTATCCGAAAAGGTTGTAAAATACTTTGAAGGAAGAAGGATTCCGCAAGATATACTCAGAATCATGAAAATATCTGAAGGTATGGAATTTATGCCACAGGATAATTGTAAGATGAATACTATTCAGTTCAATTATTTTCTTAACGGGGAACTTGTAAATGTCAAGTATAGGACAGGGAATAAGCACTTTAAATTAATTCCTAATGCCGAACTTATCCCCTATAATCTTGATGCAATAAAAAACTCCAAAGAGTGCATCATTACAGAAGGAGAATTTGATTGTCTGTCTTTTATCTCTTGCGGATTCACTCATACCATCAGTGTTCCAAATGGAGCTAGCGCAAATACATCTTACCTTGATGACTACTGGGAGGATTATTTCGAAAACAAAGAGACTGTTTACATAGCTTCAGATACAGACGCAAAGGGGATAATACTCAGAGATGAGCTTGTGAGGCGTTTTGGAGCCGATAGATGCAAGATTATATCTTACGGGGAAGATTGTAAGGACGCGAATGAATTACTCGTTAAAAACGGCTCATATGCGTTAAAGCAAGCTGTAGAAAATGCGTCAGAGCTAAAGATTGATGGAGTATTTACTGTTTCTGACTTTGAGGATGAATTGGATATTCTCTATGACAAAGGTCTCCAAAAGGGCTTTACTATCGGATTTGACAACTTTGATGCGTTATGTTCTTTCGAAACTAAACGGATGTGCATCGTTACCGGTATTCCCGGCAATGGTAAATCCGAGTTTTTAGATGAGATAGCTGAAAGACTTAATACTCTTTATAGTTGGAAGTTTGCATACTTCTCTCCTGAAAATTTTCCTTTGAAATACCATGCATCAAAAATGGTTAGTAAAATTACTGGGAAAAAGTTTGATAAAATAAGCCTTCCACTTAACGAGTATAGGCAAGTAAAGCAGTATATGAGCGATAATTTCTTTTTCATCTTTCCAGAAGAAGGTTTTTCTGTAGATACTATATTGGAAAAAGCCAAATATCTGATAAGAAGAAAAGGAATAAAAGCTCTTGTTATTGATCCCTGGAACCGATTAGAGCACCAAATACCTTCGGGTATGAATGAAACTAATTACATAAGTCAAACTCTTGACAAGTTTACAAACTTTGCACAAAAGTATGACATATTGTTTTTCTTAGTTGCTCATCCCAGGAAAATGAGTAAAGATGCGAGTGGACAATTTGAGGTACCTACTCTATACGACATCAATGGTTCAGCTAATTTTTACAATAAGACAGACTACGGTATAACCGTACAAAGAAACAAAGAGACCGGGACCGTTGGCGTGTATGTGCAAAAAGTAAAATTTAAGCATTTGGGAGAAACAGGTAATGCTACTTTCAAATACAACATCAACAATGGCAGATATGTTCCATATTACGAATCACAAGATCCTATTTGGGATAATTCAAATCATTTGATTAACAAAATAACTAATCAGCTAAAAGAGTCAGAAAGAATTGAATTACCTTTTGAGATGTATAACGGGGAAGAGGTCCCATTTTAAATCATAATCATGAAATCAGAAAAGAAATATTACCACCTCCTCACAAAAGAAGAGGCCGAATACGCTATGTCTTTACCGGAACATGTATTCCGACGAAGATACAAAGAGCCAGACCAATGCAGATATTCGGATGCAATGGATAGACAATTCGGATGTGCCTGGATTTTTAGAGATGAGAATCAGAGAACTGATATCGTAAAACAATGCAAAGAATGTCTTTGCAGGGCTATAAATAAATAACAACATGAAACAATACAATAGTTGGAACGAAATAGATCAAGACACAGGAGGACTTGTAACGTCTCTCACATACATCGTTCTGTTTCTCAACGATCAAGTGTACAACTCGACAATTGAATTGAGAGACAATATCAAGGATACCTCTTTTTACAAGCATGAGGTAAAAAAACATGTCAACGACCTTTACAGGTTTATGAGGTCATATAACACCAACATAGGTGTTACCGCCAAGGTCAACCAAGAAGCATTAGCGATAATCACTCAAAGCATGGAAGACGATATAAAACCTCATATTGACCGATATGGCTTTGCCGTCAGCCAATCATTACATAATGCCGGTATACATGGACGACTGAACAATTTGATATCCATATCATCCACGATCGACATGTTGTGCCAGGCATCTAAAATTACAATACGGGACTTTTATACGGCAATTAGCAAGTACGCACCACTTGCCTGTAACCCGTTATCGTATCTTTCGATGGATAAAGCCATGTTTTTAACAAGGCGTATAACAGACTTACTTACCCCAAAAGATGTACATATAGACCTTAATGAAATACCGACAATATCAACAGCTTTTCAAGCAATTGCCAACAAGTTGTTGAGTCCTGAGGTATTTGAAAAGGCTTTTAGCGAATGTGAAATACAATAAAAATCATAAAATCAAAAAACAATTAAAAAAGACATGAGTAAAGCTATTTTAAAGAAATACGAAACGGAAATATACCCATTCAAAGTATGGGTAGCCATTGCACAAGACAGAGACGACATATTTGGAGGTTGGGGAAATATGGGCGATTACAAGTATTAAGTATAAATATAAAAAACATGAAGTACATACCTGTTTTCGGCAGAGATATTGAATCAATGAAAAAGATAGCTATATACAAAGAAACAGAAGGCGATAAAATAGCGAGAGTTCATTTTATGCCTGAGGATAAGACAGAGGAAGATATAGACAAGGCTGTGTGTGAGTACAATGTCTCTGGTACAGGTCGTGTTGTCTCTGTACTTTCCATTCCCGACGAATTGATCGAAGCATTTGATTACTTGATTAAAGATCGTAGAATAGATATAAATCGTCATTTGGAAGCTATACGGGATATGCAAGATAATATTGATAGTATGTCCCGTGATCTGGATGCTGTTATATCGGATTTGAGATCAGCGATTAAATCAACTAACAACTAAAAAAATATGAGCAAGAAAAAGAAAACAGTTACGGTACTGGCGATTGAACATTCAAAAAGAGTGTGTGATCCACAGCCGGAATTTATAGATCGAATGGATGTAAGGCAGTTGGTTATGAATGCTTACAGGAGCGGTTATAATAAGGCTCATTCCGAGCATGTAAAGTGCATCGCAAATATCGTGGAGCTAAAGCTGTCTGACATTGATTCCCCTGTATTTACTCACACAAAAGAGTTCAGAGAACATTTTGATTACATAATGTCAAAAATCAAGGAACAGTTTAATTAACAACTAAAAAAGAGCTGAACATTATGGATAAAACGAAATGTATCACTTTCGATCCGGTAGCCCAGGATGCATTACCGGATCATATCAAAGCAAAGATGGAAACTGTCAAAGCTGTTGATCATGCTCAACATGACAAAGAATCATATCTAAGGTATATTATCAGAAATGGAGATAAAACTTATTTTGTGAAGTTTTATGACAACGACAAAAAGCTACTTGTTCATGCAGACAGCTTCATTAAAGCGGGCATCTTGGCAATGGCGTATATCATCCTGAAAGATGGAGTGGGATTCGGCATTGAATACGTAGAAGATTTATCAGGTATGAAAGTACCGGTTGATATTAAATAATAAAAAGAATATGAACGAAATCAAATTACATAAGTCCATCCAGCACGTTACAACGACTAATGGCAAATTGAGCGATAAGACAATAAAGTTAATTAATAAAATGGTAAAAAAAGCGTATGGAAACAAATGACATCATGCAGCATATTGATGAATTGTTGCAAGGTTACTCAAATGAAGAATGTGCGGAGATTTTAAAGGAAGTAATAAGTGAATGCCAGTCACGTATTGAGAATTGTGATGAAGGAGTTTACACTAATTCATAATTAAAAAGAAATGAACCTACAATCTAAAATAGATTACTCCATTGCCTTGCTTCGCAAATGTGAGAAGATGGCACTTGACTACGACCCGGAGAATGGCTTTTATCTTGCTTTCTCTGGTGGAAAAGATAGTCAAGTTCTTTATCACATAGCGAAAATGACGGGAGTAAAGTTTAAAGCGCACATGAACCTTACAAGCATCGATCCGCCGGAGGTAGTTCGGTTTGTGAAGCGAAATTATCCGGACGTTGAATTGATAAAGCCGAAGATGTCTATATATGACATGGCATTAAAAACACACCTTCTTCCGACACGGCGGTTTCGCTGGTGCTGTGCAAAATACAAAGAGATGTCTGGCGCAGGCAAAGTCACTCTAATCGGCATTCGTAAGGCTGAAAGCGCAAGGCGTTCTAAGCGAGAAGAGATTGAAATTGGCAACCATAAGTTCAGTGGAAACTTTGACCAATTTTCAGAGCACAAAGAACATATGGTTACTTGTGTCGGAGGCAAAGATAAGATACTTGTTTCTCCGATTATCCATTGGACTGACGGAGATGTGTGGAACTTCTTAAACGGTAATGGCATAGAACATTGCTCACTGTATGATGAAGGATATAAGCGAATAGGTTGTATTCTTTGTCCGATGTCAAACTACAAAGAGAAACAAAAAGACTGCCAGCGCTTTCCTCATGTAAAACGTAAATGGATTCAGACCATACAAAAGCTGATTGATGCCGGATATATTAATCGCAGCTTCACCAACTCGGAGTTTGGCTTTAATTGGTGGATTAGCGATAAAAGTTTTGATCAATATTATGCAGACGAAGTTCTGCAGCAAAAAATTCAATTTTAAAAAAATTAAAATATAACAATCATGAAAGGAAAACTAACAACAGCAGTAGCCATTTCAGAAAATAAAATGCTCTCAATAGGTACGGAAGTAGAAATCACAAACGGATGGTGTGGATGTGATGGACATTATTATCAATGCGAGATTCCTGGAGGAAGACAAATGGTAATAGAATCCAAATCGATCGAGATCACCGACCATCGTCCGTATATAAACTGGGAACAACGACGGTATGAACTAGCTAAATCAGCTATGCAGGAATTACTTCACGGATTCACCATTACACAGGAGGATATAGAAGACAAAGCAAAAGCATTGGCAAAATCTTCTGTGTTTTGGGCTGACGCCCTTATCAAGGAATTAAAATCAAATACCAACAATTAAAACATCAACAAATGGAAAATCGAATTTTCAACTACAATGGGAACAACATCACTTTTAAAAAAATATGAACTATGACACATATTAAATATCTTTTTGAAACAATCATCCTTTTACAGCATTTAGTAGAGTTAAACAAGATGGATGATATAGACATCTACTACATCGACCTATTTTGTGGTGCTGGCGGAACAAGTTCGGGAATAGAACTGGCAGCCATAAAAGAGAAAAAGGTTGCCAAAATTATCGCTTGTGTGAACCACGACAAGAATGCTATTGCCAGTCACATGGCAAACCACCCGTATGCGCTTCACTTCACAGAAGACATGCGAACATTGGATTTATTACCGATCGTGAACCTTGTAAAGAAAATCCGGTTTCGGAATCCGAATGCAAAAATTGTTCTATGGGCCAGTCTGGAATGTACAAACTTTAGTAAAGCTAAGGGAGGCCAAGCACGCAATGCCGACAGTCGTACACTGGCGGAGCATCTCTTCCGGTACATAGATGATATCAATCCGGATCTGATTCAGATCGAAAACGTTGAAGAGTTCATGTGTTGGGGTGACCTAGATGAAAACGGGAAGCCCATCTCAAAAGACAAGGGTCGTCTTTATCTACGCTGGGTGAATGCAGTCAAGAAATACGGCTATAAGTTTGACCATCGGATATTGAATGCCGCCGACTTCGGGGCGTACACATCTCGGAAACGCTTTTTCGGACAGTTTGCAAAGAGGGATATCCCTATTGTATGGCCGGAACCTACACATTGCAAAGATGGTTCTCCAGACTTGTTTAAACAACTGCATAAGTGGAAAGCTGTTAAGGATGTGTTGGATTTGAAGGATGAAGGTACAAGTATCTTCACCCGTAAGAAACCCCTATCGGAAAAGACTCTTGAACGCATTTATGCCGGTCTGATTAAGTTTGTTGCAGGAGGTAAAGACAAATGGCTGCTGAAATATAATTCTGTTAACGGCCAGACCGGAAAGCATGTGCCACCTAGCGTTGATGAACCATGCCCGACGGTGAGTTGTCAGGGGAGACTAGGGGTTGTTCAAACACATTTTCTCTCAAAGTTTTACAGCGGGAACCCGGAAAATAAAAATAACTCAATTGAAAAGCCGGCTGGAGTAATAACAACCATAGATCATCACTCGTTGGTTTCGGCTAATTTCTTGACTAAGTACTATTCTGGTGATCCAGAAAGAATGATTACCAACATAGAATCCCCTTCTCCTGTAATACGCACAAAAGATGGTATATCTCTGATAAGCTCAAAGTTCTTGGCTGCCTATTACGGAAATGGAGACAATGTAAGCCGGATAGATAAACCTTGCCCGACGGTACCGACAAAGGACAGGTTCAACTTTGTAAACCCTCGTTTCCTTTGTTCGTATAATTTCAACGATGCAGGGAAAGACATACAAGCCCCATGCCCGACACTTCTCACAAAAGACAGGCTTTCCCTTGTAAGTCCGTTCTTTATGAACTATTATTCTAGCGGCGGCCAGCATTCGGATGTAAACAACCCGGCACCGGCGATATTGGCGAACCCAAAGCAACGTCTTGTTACCTGTCAATTTGTAGACCAGCAGTTCGGACAGAGCAAGCCGGCCAGTACTGACCAACCGCTCGGAGCGATTACAGCCAACCCGAAGTATAATCTGGTTAGCTGCCGTCCGTGGGTGATGAACACGAATTTCGGAAATGTCGGTAGCCAGATAGAGGAACCTGCACCGGTAATTACCGCTAATCGAAAATGGCACTACCTTATGAACCCTCAATTTGCATCTCCTGGTTGTTCGGTAAATGACCCTTGTTTTACATTGATTGCCCGAATGGATAAACGACCGCCCCATGTGGTTAGCCCTAAGACTGTATTTAATCTTGGTAAGGTGCCGGATTTCGTCAAAGTGGATGAAGTAGGAAACATATTCATTGAAATATACGAAACGGACAGTCCTATGATGAAGAAAATAAAGGAGTTTATGGCGATGTATCAGATTATTGATGTTCTGATGCGGATGTTGAAGATACCGGAATTACTTCGTATTATGGGATTTCCGGAAGGATATAAACTAATTGGTACACAGGCCGAACAGAAGAAATATATTGGGAATGCGGTCGAAGTAAACATGGCCCGGGTGTTATGT